TGTTATAGTTAAAAGCTTTATGACATATAAACACCAGTACCACCAGACGATCCACCTAAAGTAGGACCTTGTCTTTTAAGTTGTGCTTGTGCTCCACGCTTCTGCTTCTTAGGTTTCGTTTGAGCGAGCGTCTTTACAGTATCTGCAATAGGAGGAGGTGGTGGAGGTGGAGCTGGAGGTGGAATAGGATCAGGAATCTTAGGTGATGACATACACATGATAATTAGTCTTTCGTTAAAATGTTTTTTTGTAGTTGTTCGTTATAAGTTTGTCTAAGGAATCTTATTACAGAGACTTGTCCACTCTTAAACCAAACATCTTTTTGTTCCTCAGTCAAGTCAGGACATTTATCAGGGAACAACATTTCTAATCGAACGACTAATGATTCACTTAAAGCTGGTAGTACTATTTCTTCTTCCATTGCATTGGGTCTCCATCTCCTGTCCATACATATATAGGTGTCATTGGTCCTACGTAAGCTCCCCCTATGTTGAAGTCAAAGAACTCAACAGCTTCTTCTACGCTCATCTCATCTCTGACCATTAGAACTTCTAAGATTAACTCGATTGAATACACTGTACGTTGATCTGTATAATCACTACCTATAATAGCTTCATCAAATCCTTCCGCTCGTAAAGGTACGTTGTCTTTTATTTCTGCTATCATTGCTTATTATAACTCCTATCGTCTAATTCTTGTGGCAAGTTGCCTTTGTTAATTTGATCCTCTGTCCAAAGGAAAGCACTTGCGTTCCATAGTATCGCTCCTGCGTGATCCTCTGAAGTATCCCCTTCACTCAGTGCTAATGTATGTCTACTCATACTATCTATTAATCTACTGAGAGGGAATCCGTTGTGCCAGTTGTTGTCTCCGTAGAGTTTTCCTCCATCTTCAAATCTGAGGGCAAGGGATCGAAGGGCGATTGGAGGAATAAGGCTGTATCGTCCTCGTCCAATAGACCAGTCACGCTGTGCACCAGTTTGGTAAGTTTCCTTTTGTCCATTTGTTGGTAGCTCTTCGGCATCCATAATTTTGTTATCTCCTTTTTCTTTTTATTGTATTCTTGTTTTCTTAATAGTCGTGCCATCCACGCATTCATTAAAGCATCTTGTTCTGTTTGTCCTTTCTTTTCATATAGAGTTACTACTGATTCCCAAGTATATCCGTGAGTCTCTAACCATTTAGCAGCAGTCACAGCTCCTACTCCTTTAACTCCGCTGAATCCATCTGTTGAATCTCCCATCAAAGCTTGTAATAAGTGGAAGTTATCTGCTTCTTCTTCAGTAGGTTCATGGTATTCTTCTCTGTTATAATCGTAGAAGATTCCTGGTACACCTTTGAAGTCCTTGTCGATAGAGACGATGATACGCTTGTCTTGTCTGTTAGGTCTTTCAGTAGCTAGTATGCTTAACACATCATCAGCTTCTACATTAGCCCACAGTTGTGCGTCTAGTTCATTGATCATCCATTCCTTCATAGGTCTTAGGATGATAGGTAGTACTGACTTCCTTCTGTTAGATTTATACTCAGGGAATAGTTTCCTTCGGAAGTTCGCTCTGTCACTCAACGCTAACACTACTTCATCTGCTTTGAGTAGGTCTTTGAATTGTTCAATCCTTCCAGTGACTCGTTCCTTTGCTACTGCCATATCTGCTTGGACAGTCCACATCTCTTCTTCCCATTGTATATTTTCTTGTGCTATGATAGACGCTTCAAATGCTAATACATCTGCGTCAATTAGTATGGTTGTTTTACTCATAGAATATGCTCCAGTTCTCTCTATATTTTTGGTATTTACTTTTACTTGATTGCTCAGTGTAGAGTCTAATTGTAACTCCTACTTTATCTGTTTGTGGTATTAAGAACCAAATGTCTTCTTGCTGTATATAACAAGCAATGACATCGATCTCTTTACCTATTGGTTTCTTTACTTTGCTTCCTGTGCAAGCTGATATTTTATAGGATGTCTCTGATTTAGTTCCAGCAGTTGTTTTAGATGTAGATTTAACTTGGACCTTTAACAATCCTTTAGGACAATCAACTATAAAATCCCAAGACCTCGGAGTGGTAGGTTGATGAGGTTCAAAGCTTCTAATTAAACAAGAAGATATAAACTGAGATTCTGCTATTGCCCCTATCCTTTGTGTTGATTGCATTTTATTATTAGTTTGATGCTCACTCTTCCAGTCCCAAGATACATCTAAATTAGTTGTATCATACAAGTTAGCTAGGGACAAGTAGTAATCAAACTCAACCTCCTGTGTTAATGTGTCTCTGACCATGACTCTCCTATCTTATACTCACCATCCATAGGACATTTAAGTTTCAACTCTACACCAGCAGCTTTGATTGCTTGGACTGCTAGTTTTCCGTAGTCTTCTGCTTTCTCAGGTAGTACTTCAGCTTGGAACTCATCGTGTATATTACCTACGAATGTATAGTCCCTACCGTGTTGCCAACCCATACCTTGTAACTTGTTATATAGTTTAACTAAAGCAACCTTCATAACTACAGCCCCTGCTGATTGAAGTAACATATTAAGTGCAGCGTGTGGACTTCTGATAGGTAATATCCTACCATCTATACCTGTTAGTTTACCCGATGATTCAACCTTACGCTCGATCAACTTCTTCAACAGCTTCAAGGCAGGTAGGTTAGACAGGAACTTCTTCTTTAAACTAGAACCTTCCTTTGAACTACCACCTACAATCTCTCCTATCTTTGCATCACCAGCACCGTAAAGGAATCCATAGATGAATGTCTTTGCTTGGTCTCTAGTCTCTAGGTTAGCTGCCTTTTGATTAACAGTGTGAATGTCTGCCTCTATTATATTCTTAGCGTAGTCACCACTATCCCAATTAGCTAGGTAATGTGCAAGCATACGAAGTTCAAGACCACTAGCATCACAACCTACTAACTTATATCCCTTCTTAGCTATGAATAAAGAACGACATTCTTCTCCGTAAGGCACACGACTGGCAGGTACTTGAGCGAGGTTAGGTGTAGAGTGAGTGCAACGTCCTGTCACTGCTCCGTTTGTGTTGACTCGTCCGTGGATTCTGCCATCTTTGACTATCTTTAACCATCCATTCTTGCCTTCAGCTAGTTGCCCTAGTCGTTTGACTACTAACAAATACTCCAGCAAAAGCTTCGCTGATGGATGGTTAATTCCTTTCAATGTAGCTTCATCAATCTTCACAGTTACTCCATCTTCACAAGTAGGCAGTACAATACCTAAAGCTTCAAGTCGTTCTTTAATTTGTTTACGACTACCAGGATTAAAGGGTATGATCTCCTCCTTCACATCAAGTGGTTCAGCTTTCTTGACTAAGTTCTGTACCATCCCTCTACTCTTTAATATTTCTTTAAGTGCTGCCTTGGTAGGTGCGTTGATTACTTCGACTCCATCCATGTGGTCAATAGTTAATGTGTATCCCTTTGGAGTCTTCATCTTATTAACAGTAGGTTCAAATTGACTTTGTAGTTCGTCTTGTAACCTAGCTCTTACAGCGTTTAACTTCTGCTCTAGTTGTTCTGCTTTAGCTACATCAAACTCAAACCCTTTACTCTCTTGTAGTCGGATGATGTAAGCGAACCAATGTTCTATAGCTAACATTCTTTTACTAGGTTCTTTAGTGAGTAGATGTTCGTATAAAGTCTTAGTCACTATGACATCACGTTCACAATACTTCTTCATCTCTTCACAGTAGAAATCAAAAGCTCCTTCTTGTTTACCATATGTACCTTTAAGAGGTCCACCCATCCTGTGACCCCAAGCTTCTAAGCGGTGTTTACCTATTAACTCCTTATCGAAGTTCTTTCTTTTAAAGTCATCCTCTCTAATGTCAGGATATAAACACCTACTCATAACAAGAGTGTCTTGTACTTGAACTAAGGGTGGATGGAAGTTGTAGAGTTTTGCTAAGGCAGGTAGATCAAAGCGTATGACGTCATGACCTATGATCTTATCTGCCTTAGCTAACATGGTTAGTCCAGCTTTCATACTGTCTCCTTCAAAGGTAACCATCTTACCTCCTATCGGATCGTATACACTCATGCAATGAAGAACCTTTAGGTCACTCAAATTAGTGTAGTCCTCAATGCCGTTGGTTTCTATATCAAAGAATAGTATTTTCATATTATTAAAACGGATCGTTACCGTTGTTGGTTATTGCTTTGTCTTTGAATACATCCTCACTCTCAGTATACCTACCACTATCTGCATTATAAAATAATGAAGTAGCAAGTCCTGTCTCTCCTGAGAATCTATTCTTTAAGACTCTTATTTTTGTTTCTGTACTGTCTTCTTTTTGTTGGTTTCTCTCAAGACCTATGACCATATCACTAAGCTGTGGTATTGAATGACTACCTCTCAAATCAGAAAGTCTAGTGACTCCTCCTTCCTCATGTCCTCCTCCGTTAGGTGGTCTTCTAAGGTGACTAACTAATATCATTCCACATCCAGTCTCTTCTACTAAGGACCTTAAAGATGTCATCGTGTTATCAATTAACCGTCGTTCATCATCTCCTTGAATACCACTCACCACTATAGATAGATGGTCTAAGAATATCCACTTACAACCTAGTCCTTTACACAAGTATTTAATCTTGTTTAACAGGTTGTCTGATTCTGTACTTCCGAAGTGATCATAGGTGTAGAATTTTTTATCACCCATCGTCTCATCGAAAGCTTTACGTAACTCCTCCTCACTCAGGTCATTCTCTAAGTGTAAAGGTTTGTTAACGTGTATGCCCATGATACCTAATGCTGTCCTTCTTACTGATTCTTCCAGTGCTATATAACCTACAGTCTCACCTAGCTCAAGTAGATGGTGACAAACTTCACGACAGAACAGAGACTTACCTATCCCTGACCCAGCACAGATCGTCACTAATTCTCCTCTTCTTATACCGTGTGTCATAGCGTTCAAAGCAGCGTAAGGATAAGGTTGACACTCTGAAGTATCCTCCTTGATCACAGCTTGCCAGATTTCCTCACCGCCTACGATTCCATCTGGTCTATATTCCCTCGCTTGCCATAAGCAATTCACCAATTCCTCGCTACGCTTTGCCACTATCATGTCCGATGCATCCTTTAGTGGTAGTTCTGCAATCGATGCTTTTCCTGGAGTTAATAGAGCAGCACATCCTAACGCTCCCCTTCTCCCTACATCATCATTATCAAAGCAGAAGATTACTTTCTCAAATGATTCCAACCAATCGATTGCTTGACTGATATATTTCTTAGCTCCTCCTGCACCATTAGGTACTGAAGCAACTGCCCATTTATTTCCGAATGCTTGACTAATACTTAACGCATCAATCTCTCCTTCACACACAACTACTCTCTTCCCTCCATCCTTCCAGAGGTGTTGACCATATAGTCCCATCAACTCTCCTTTAATATGGAATTGTTTAGTAGCTGTGCGTATCTTCTGTCCTACTAGAGTTCCATTCCTACTCTTATAGTTAGCAACTTGAACAGGTTCTCCGTTGTACATTGCTGTGTGGTATCCCCATTTCTGACAGGTTTCTACAGTAAGATTCCTTCGAGGTATTTGTTCTGGTTTTCCTTGAATGAAGTTGGTTTCCATTGGTTTCTTATTTTCTTTTTTTATTTGAGGTGGATTTGATCCGCTTCGATTGTATGAATCACAGGAAAAACACTTTGTGCTTCCGTCTTCGTTGACTCCGACAGCGTCACTCGATCCACATTTATCACATTGTTGGTGCGTGTTTGTGAAAGCCATGATGTTGGTATTTGTTTATGTGCATATATTAATCCTTTCTTCTCACACCACATTGCATAAGTTGTCTTGCTTCCTTTACGAATCTTATTGTAAGCATTCATAAATAACAACCTGATGTCTAAGTGAGGATGTTGTTGTTTAACTAAGAGATGTTTGGTCCTATCCTCCGACACCCATCTCCCTTTGGTTTCAATAATGATACCATTGGGAAGGATGAAGTCAGGAGTGTAGGTACTAAGTCGCTTGTATTCAATGACTAATGATTCATACTTGTAAGCAATCCCTAGTTTCTTTAGTTGTAGTGATATCGTTCTCTCAAAGCCAGACCTAAAAGTCTGCTGTAAGGGTGTCCTCTTCTTCTTCTTCTTCGGCATCAAGTGCTTGGTCAAGTGTTTCACCTCCGTTAACATATCCACCTTCAACTGCTGTGAAACCAAAGGAGTCTGCTGCTTTATCGTTGAACTCTCCCTCTGCTAACTCAACAACTTGAACTGCTAACAACTCAAGTGTAATACCCACACCTAGAAGTGGAGAGAACCAGCTCTTAGGACGGACACTTAAACGTATACTTGAACCACCTCTGATTAAGACTTCTTTATCCCAAGGATTACCTTGCGAATCAAACAGACCAAGAGAACGTGTGTAAGGTGTGCCGTCTTTCCTTGTTCCGTTAACTGGTTTCAATTTAGATTTAAGAATGTAACTATCACCTTCTAATTGAAGAGGTAACTCATAAGTCTTAACCTTCTTACCAAGCTCTACTTCTTTTTCTTTTACTGCTTCAGTAAGGATAGGTTTTAATTGAGTAAGGATAACATCTCCTTCTTCTTTAGTTAATACTATATTACATGAGTATTGTCCTTCGGGTACAAACTTAGTACTAGGAGAATTAACCCAAGGATATTGAGCGATTCCTTTTGGAGTCGTTATTGCTTGTTGTTTTGTTCTACTTTTTATCATCTCTATTTTATCTTTCTATTTTTGGCTTATGTTTTAGGAGAAGATGTACTTGCAGTCCTTCAATACGGACACGTCTAATGTGCCTTCATCAAAGGAATCACATGCAAGTACATCTGTTCCAGTTTGTTTCGCAACTTCACCTTTAAATCTCTCTGTGATGTCGCTGTTAAAAATCTCTTGGTATATCTCTGTTAGTTGTTGGTGCATCTTCGGTGCTAATGGACTCTGCGTTGCAAAGCAGTCATGTATGCTTGATACATCACCATCGAACTTGCAAGCTAAAAAATGTACGACACTAGCATCGATTGAGTGGATGTAGTTGGGTACTATAGCTTTACCCATTCGAGTTTTATCTACACCTTTTACATTTTCATTAAAGTTAATCGTAGTTGTTTGCATTCCTAGCACAGATTTTATAGTTACTCGTTTAATCTTTTGAATGTGTTGATGAACTTCTAAACCAAAAGGTGTAGTCCATTTAAATGTATCGTTACACTTCCTCACTTCTTGCTTCAACCATCTCATAAATTTAACGTGCCTAGATAGTACTTCATCTGTTGATCTGTTAATACAGGTGGACAGGAATAAGAATGCTTCGATGTAATCTTCCTTTGAGAAGGGATTGACTCGTCCTCTCTCCACTTCCTTTTTGAATACATCTTCAACAGCTTCAACACTTGTATAGCTATTCATTCCAAAAGGTTTACACATTACAATTTGCTTAGTATATTTCCTTGTGATCCCCCATCTTAACCAATCACCAGCCAAGCTATTCTTACTCTTTGATACGTGGAACTTTCTAATTACTACATCTGCAATCTCTTGATATAAATCCTGTGGTTCTTTTCCTGGGATTAGGTTTGTTAAAGCTCCTATCTTTTCATCTTTTAAAAGAAGCGATAGAATCTGTACACCATTACAACTAGCATCCATCTGACAAGGAAGGTGTGTAATAAATCCAAATCCTTCCTCCTTAAATTGTGCGTATTCAAAACAAAAAGCTAAGTAAGCCCAAGGTTCTGAAGCATCGTGCCATGTATCATCTTCCATCCAGTTGTTAGCTACATTTAATATCTCCTCCTCATGGTCACGTACCCATTTGATTCTCTCCTCATAAGTACCCTTCTCTCCGTGTACATTTGCTCCGTGTATTAACAACCACTTAGCTTCCTCATCATTAGTTATAGGTACTCCGTTAGCAAATTCTAACACACTCCTTCCGAAGTCACACGCTTGTGGACAAACAAAAGAAGGAACGCTGTACACTCGTCCTCTATAATCTAAGGTGTAAGGAAAATAAAACTTATCCATCTTAGCGTATTCTTTACACACTAATAAAATCCTTAGACTTCTTAGTCTTTGTGAACTTGTTCGTCTGTTATATTCAAAGATTGCTTTTGCCCTTCTCTTCCAAGTCCTAAATTCAAACTCATCTTTTTGCTTTAAGTTTTCAACAGGTTCAAGAGGTTCTAACATATCTTTCTTTTGCATCGAACCAATAGACAGGTCACTCTCCCATGCCCACTGCATAACTTCATATACTTTCCTGTTTAATCGCCAAGCTACGTCTTGTAATTTATTAACAGGTTCAAATAACATACTGAAGTCTCGATTCTCTATGTCGTTAGCCTTCTTCATTAAAGGTAGTAAAGGTAAATCCTCTCCGTCATATCCACCTCCCCAATTACCAGTCCAAGGTACAGGTTTTGTAGGTAGAGCTAACCAAAAAGGTTTTAATATCTCACAATTCTTATCGTACCTATCAACCCAGTCAAACAACTTAGGATTAGGACATAACTTCTTCATTGGTCTACCTTTAGAAGTAGCTTTGTCTCGGATGGAGAATAGATTTGTGTTCATCCTTATAATCTCTAACAACCAAGTACCAATGTGGACTTTATAGGATTCACTCCAAAGAGTAAATCGTTTGTACCTTCCCTTGCTGTGTAACGCTCTCTCTCTATCCCAAAACTCCATGATGAAGCGATACTTACTATCTGCTTTCTTCTGTTCCCTTTGCAATAACATCCAATCACTTTTCGAGACGTGCTTTCTAAAGTAACGGACACGTACTTCATTCTCTAGTGCTTTAGCTATTTCAAATGATGCGTACGCTGTACTGATATCTTCTTGTATGAAGTCAAAGGTAGCTTGTATTGCAAGGAACGCTACTACATCAGGTTCAAGTTCCCATATTAAAGGAAGCCATTTAGGACAGCAAGCTTGTGGTTGAGCACATTCATCAAAGAATCTTTGTATCACACGGACTACATCTTTATGTACTTCTCTTCCTAATCTTTTAAAAGCAGGAGATTTACTAAGCATACCTGTCTCCTTATATAATCGTTGGGCTTTGCGGTATCTTTGTTTACCCCACTCCACCATGCTTTGCTCTAAGTATTCTTTCAATTGTTTTCTTTGGGTTGTGTTCGTTTACTCTTAGAGCCAAACTCCATCTCAAAAAACTCCTTTGGTTTCTTCCTTGGTTTATCAGTCCTTATTAATTTACCTTTAACATCATAACCTAGACAGGTATTCATCCAGAAAAGATCAGATTTTATACGGACAAGATCAGAGAATCCTTTATCCGACATTAAATAATTAACTTCACTCTGTGTGACCATGATCTTCTTCCTCCTCTTCTTCTTCATCACAACAATCTAAATGATAGACTTTGTCATCTTCCTCATAAGTCTCTTTACAGAACGGACACCAGTAAGGTAACGAATAGCTTTTAAATCCTAAGAACTCACTCATCATCATTGTGCCATTCCTGTGTTTGTTTAATAAATTCTTCACCATCATGATGCTCTTCGTCTGGGTTTAAATAACCTTTACCTTCTCGTACTCTCCTTTGAGCACAAAGTTCTTCTTCGTACTCTCCCTTTACGTCAAATATATCTTCATCGTCCATTATTATATTCCTCTAAGAGATGTTGTAAGGCGGTGTATAGCTCGAAGTATTCGTGATCTGGGTCAAGCGTACCTTTAAAGTGTTCAGTCATAATGTAGTGCATGGTTTCTTCTATCATATTTCTTGGTCTGTTAATGTATGTAAAACATTTAGTTGTTAGTTCTGTCTTCATTATTGGTTGTTGATTTGATTGTCTAATACAGCCCTCTATCGTGCTGTAATTCATTACTTTAATTTAGCGTGTGAAAAGGTAAAACCTCCTACAATCGCAAAGCGTTTGGCTTTGTATTCTGCATCTTCTATTGAGTGCGATTGTAAGCTACCCTTCCATTCTAATTTTCGGTTAGAGCCTACTCCGTAGATGTCATAGTCAACTATCTTTTTATTCTTTGAAGGTCTGTTATATTTCGTCAAACACTTAGAGCCTAAAGGTCTCCCTCTTTTTCTTTTTATTATTTCTTCTATCATAGTATCATTATTAGTATCATTGTTGGTTAGTTAGTTGCTGGTTATTCTGTATATAAGAATCCAAGACTGATCAAGAAGATTAACATAAACATTAGTAGCATTTCTAAACTCATATTAAGTCATGTCAGTTGTAAGAAGTGCAAAGCACATCAAAAGTATAAAGGCTGTGAGTAGTATTTCTTGGTTCATAATAGTTCTAATTGTTTAGTTGTTTTCACTGGTGCGTGTCTCATCTCATTTAAAATGTGAGCGATAACATCTATAGTCCATCCGTTACCTAACATCTTAAAGCGTTGGCTATTACTCACTCCTTCTGTGTAGTTATCGGGTACACTTTGTAAGCGTTCACATTCAACAGGTGTAAGTCTTCTCATCTTTTCCTTTATGACTCCGTAAGGTACACCTTTAAACATATTAGCAGTAAGACAAGCACTCTTTCCATCTAACGGATTAGTGTGGTATTCCCAGCGAGGTTTTCCGTTACGTAATCTACTCATGTAATCAATAGCTTTATCGGACAGGTGAAACTTTTCTTCTACTTCATCCTGTAATATATCTTTTAACACAACACCTCGGTCAATCGGTTGTATAACATTAGGTATATTAGTCCAGTAAAGTCTTGGTCTATTCTGTGCAGTGAGTAAGCGAGAATTAATAGCAATAGGTTGAACTCCTAAAGTGTCGGTTATTATCTTTTCCCATTCCTTCTTCATCTTAACATTCTCAAGTAAGAAGTAGGTTGGTTTGGTCTCTTTTAGGACACGTACAAATTCCCAAAACAATTTACTCTTTCCATCCATTCCGCTACCATCTCCCGCGTTTGAAAAAGATTGACACGGACTCCCTCCGATTAACAAGTCAATCCTGGGCAAGTCACTACCTTTTACATCCAAGACAGAACCAATATGTTTTGTGTGAGGATAATTCTTTTTAGCT